TCAACTTGTGTCCACCGCGATCCTGGGTTTCAGATACGCTGACCAAACACGCTCCGGTGACTGAGCGTTCACTAGGAAGGTAGGACAGTATGGCACCAAAGATCATCATCCCGGTGAACGCCACCGAGCTGGAAGAAATGCTGAACAAGCCAGCACAGATGAAAGACGTTCTGGCTGACCCCGAATCCATGAGGGAGTTCATCCGGAACTACGCCGCTACCGTGGCGCAGAAAGACCCGGGCTTGAACGAACAGCTCCGCGACCTGGTCAAAGCCGAAATGTCCGAGTTCTTCCGGGAGAACGGTCCCGCGATCAACGCTCGGACCAACCAGAATCTTCGCAGTCTGCGCAACTCCCAGTACCGGGAGGACGCGCCAGGTGCCGCGCTTGACCCGCACTTCCGGAACAGTTGCGATTTCTACAAGGCGATCTGGCACCTGAACACCGGAGCCGACAACCAGCAACGCCTGATGAACGCTCGCAACGCGTTCAGTTCGAACGTGCCCGCGTCCGGTGGCTTCCTGGTACCGGAGTCAGTCCGGTCCGAGCTTATGCAACGGACGCTGGAAGCGAGCATCGTTCGCCCCCGTGCCATGGTCATCCCCATGGAAGCGCCGCGGGTCAGCTTCCCGATCGTGGATGACACCACCCACGTTGGCAGTGTGATGGGTGGTCTGACCACCTACTGGACCGCTGAGGGTGGCCAACTTACCGACACATCGACCACGTTCGGTCAGGTAACGCTTGACGCGAACACGCTGACCGCGTACACCGAGATCCCCAACCAGCTGCTTCAGGACAGCGCCGCTTCACTTGACGCTTTCGTCAACAAGAACTTCCCGCTGGCCATGGCCTTCGCTGAGGACACCGCGTTCCTCGCGGGTTCAGGGGTCGGTCAGCCTAAGGGTGTGCTGCTGGCTGAGGCGCTGATTGAGGTAGCCAAGCAGTCCGGCCAGATAGCGGCTACCGTGGTCTGGCAGAACATCGTCAAGATGTACGCACGCATGCTTCCCAGCAGCCTTGGTTCGGCAGTGTGGGTGTGCAGTCCGGCCACCTTTGTCGAGCTGGCCACCATGGCGCTGAGCGTCGGCACGGGTGGTTCGGCGATCTGGCTGAACAACGGTGTCGAGGGTCCTCCGATGACCATTCTCGGCCGGCCGTTGTACATGACGGAGAAAGTCCCCAACCTGGGGACTAAGGGAGACATCGGGTTCTATGACTTCGGTCAGTACCTGGTCGGTGACCGTGGATACATGGAAGCCATGAGTTCCCCGCACTACAAATTCCAGAACGTCAAGACCGCCTACAGATTCGTGCAGCGGGTAGACGGCCGGCCAGGTATCAGCTCCGCGCTGACCCCCGCCAACGGTGGCGACACCCTCAGCCCGTTCATCACCCTGGCTACCCGCGCATAAGGAGACATGCACAATGGAAGCGCTCGGACGCTTGTTCGACCTGGCACCCGGTTGGGTGCCAGCCAACCTGCAGGGTGGGATCACCGGCCAGCGCGTCTCCCTGGAGAACGCCGCGGGTGTGACCATCGTGGTTTTCAAAGCGGCTGGTACCGCTGGGGACGATCCCGCGTTTGACCTGCAGCAGCACACCGCTTACACCGGTGGCACTACGGCGGATCTCGACATCGTCGACCACTACTACCTGAAAGCCAACGCCACTCTGACCGGTGCGACCACATGGTCCAAGAAGACGCAGACCGCTGCTTCGGAGGTAACTGACCCCGGGGGTGCGACCACCTCAGCCGAGGAACAGCAGATCTTGGTGATCGAGGTGGACGCCGAGCAGCTGAGCGTGGGATACACGCACGTCAGTCTTGACGCCACTGACCCGGCGAACGCGAACGCGCAGTACGGAGGGTGTCTCTATATCCTCCGTGACCTGCAGATCAAGGGCACCCCGGCTAACCTCCCACAGACACTCCAGTAAGGAGGTAACCGGATGAGCGTCTGGATCGATCCCGCTGGCCTGCTGGCCACAGCTAAGGGTGTGCTGGTCAGCAAGAGCACTGGCACCCTGGCGGCGACCACGGTCGCACTGTTCACCGTGTCCGGCACCGTGCTGGTCACCAACATCTTCGGGGTGGTCGGTACGGCCATCACCGTGGCGAACAGCTACAAGCTGCAGCACAACCCGACCACCGGTGCCACCACCGATCTGGTGGCAGCGACGGATATCGGAACCACGGACACTCCGGCCGGCAACGTGCTGGGGTTCTCCGGGGTGAAGACTGCCAGTATCATCACTGGTCCGGGTAGCGCGGCTACGCTTACCAGTGATCTGGTACTCACCGCAGGTAGTGTCGAGTCGGTGAGTGCTGGAACCGATGGCGAGATCACTTGGTACCTGACTTACGTTCCGGTCACCACCAATGCCTCAGTGGTGGCCGCGTAGGTCTGGCAGTTCGAGCGGCACTCTGGTCTTCCCCCTTAGGCAGAGTGCCGCTCACTGTAAGGGGGTGTGGATCATGAGTTGGGAAAGCGTCACACAGACAGACAAGATGAACGACTCTCACATTCAAGAGTGGGTAGCGGAACGCAGGGAACTGTGCCCGGTGTGTGAGCTGCGGGTGGTTCGCAGTCCTGGCGGCAAACGTGGTTGCACATTCTGTGGGTGGACGGAGGTCAGCGGTGTGGTACTCCAGTAGGGAGAGAGTGAAACGCGCGCTGGATCTAATGGAAACCAGCCGCGCTGACTGGCAGGTTGACGCCGCGCTCGGCACCGCCAGCCGGGCAGTTGACACGGCGTGCAACCGTCCGGCTGAGGCGTTGTTTCCGACGCTGAGGACGATGTACTTTGATTACCCGGATCCTGGGTACGGTGGCACTCGGGTGTACTTCGGAGCATACCCACTGTGGACGATCACCAACGTGAAAGTCGGAGGGGTGGTCTTAAGTACCAGTCTGTTGAAGATCTACCCCCAGGCTCCGCCGTACTCGTGGATGGAACTGGATCTCAGCCAGTCGGGTAGCCTCACCACCGCGTCCACCTACCAGCAGTCCGTGAGTGTCACCGGATGGTGGGGAGCGGGTGTGTCCGCCAGGCCCGTACCGGGTGCGCTGGCCGCGGCTGTATCGGACACCACCGGTACCAGTATCACCGTGAACGGGCGGGCCAGTTCGGTCCTTGGCATTGGTGACCTGATCTGGATTGACTCCGAGTACCTGGAAGTAACCGACCGCACGATGATCAGCACAACCCAGACAATTCAGACGCCACTTACAGCGAGTGTGGCAAACCGGGCATTGGTGGTCACCACCGGTTCGGCCTATGCCGTTGGTGAGGTACTGCTGGTCGACCAGGAACGACTGTTCGTCACAGACATCGCGGGCAACACCCTGACCGTGACCCGTGCCTACGATGGCACCACGCTGGCCACGCACACCGGAAGCACCATCTACGCCAGTCGGCAACTCACCGTGCTGCGCGCAGCACGGGGCAGCAACGCCACGACCCACACCAACGGGACCACGATCGACAGCTGGGACACACCCAGTGAACTGGAGAGCCTGTGTCGGGCTGAGGCTATACAGGTTCTGCTGCAGGAACAGTCCGGGTACTCCGGGGCCAACCGGTACCAGGGGTCGCAACGTGAGGGATCTAAGGGTGCGGCCATAGGTGTGGGCCTACCCGGTTTGCGTGAGCAGGTTCAGGGACTGTGGATGCACCGTAGTCTGCACCGGGTGGTGTGACTCATGCCCTTCGAGATCAACGTGTCCGGTGCCGTAGTCGAGGGCACCTGGCCAGCTGTGATGGACGGGATCGGTCCGGCCGTAGCCGAACCGGTGGCCTACCAGGCCTACGCCAACTGGCATGACCTGCTGAATCAGAACATCAGGTTCCCAACTCCGTACTACGAAACCCAGATTCAGGTGGACAGATCAGCCCCTGACTGGCGGGTGCACGACAACGGAATTGTCTACGGGCCCTGGCTGGAAGGCACGGGTAGCCGGAACTACCCCGTCACTAGGTTCCACGGGTATCACTCAGCGGGTATGGCCACAGCTATCACCAGCGGTGACGTGGCACGCTTGATCGAACCGGTGATCGACGACTACATCGGGAGGCTGGGGTAATGGATCCTCAGGCACTGATCGACGCGATCACCTCGATAGCGGCCAGTCTCGGCCGGTTCGACAGGGTGGCCGGGCATGAGCCGATCAGGAACCCTCCGGGGTCCGGGCTCACGTGCGCCAGCTGGCTGCAGTCGATGCGTTCGGCCGGCCGCTCGTCCGGGCTGAGTTGCACGTCAGCGGTGGTCACCCTGCAGACCCGCATCTTTATGAACGCGCTGGCCGACCCGCAAGACAGCATCGATCCGAAGTTGCTTCAGGCCACGCACGAACTGATGACCGCGTATCTGGCGGACTACACACTCGGTGGGCTGGTCCGGACGATAGACGTTCGGGGGTCGGAAGGTGTGGCGGTCAGCTGCACGGCGGGGTACCTGGAACAAGGATCACCAACCCGACTGTTCCGGGTGATGACTATCACGGTACCGGTGATCGTTAACGACCTTTGGGAAGAGACGGCATGACTAAACAGAATGGGTTGGGCGACGAGTTTTTGTTGGACGGGGTGTGGCTGTCCGGGGACATCGGTTCGATCAAGCGCGTGGCTGGCCCGATGGCACCGCTGTCTGTAACCGGAATCAACAAGTCAGCGATGGAGCGGATCGGTGGCCCTCGTGACGGGGGTATCGACTTCACAGCGTGGTTCAACCCAGCCGCCGGTGGCAGCATGGCGGCCACCAAACCTATGCCGACCACTGACCGCGTGGCCACATACCTACGAGGTGTGGGTATCGGCAAACCGTCTGCGTGCCTGGTCTGCAAGCAGACCTCATTCGACCTGAAGCGACCAGGTGACGGCAGCCTGACTATCGATGTGTCCACCCTGGCCAACTCCTACGGGGTGGAGTGGGGTGAGCAGCTGACCAACGGCATACGCACCGACACGACCGCGACCGACGGGACCAGCTTCGACGGTGGGTATGCCACGGTGTGCGGGCTGCAGGCGTACCTGCAGGTGTTCAGCTTCACCGGTACCGACGCGGTCATAAAGGTTCAGGACAGCGCCGATGACATTTCGTTCGCCGACGTCACCGGCGGAGCCTTCACTACCGTTACCGCGGGTCCGACTACCGGCAGGATCCAGACCGCCAGGGACGGAGCACTGGCCAGGTACACCCGGATAGCCACCACCGGTACGTTCACCAGTCTGTCGTTCCAAGTGACGTTGGTTCGCAACCAGACGCTGGTGGTGTTCTGATGCTCCGGCCGGACGAGTACGTTTCGTACCGCATCGCCAGTCCGATAGCCTCGCACCGACAGCTGGTCAGCTGCCAGGTGTTCGAATGTGAGGCGTGGACGTACGGCTGGTCCAGCCGGTTTCCAACGGCGGACACCCTGCGTATCGAGTACGTGCGCAACGGTTCGGGCCGTCGGTTCCGGGAAGTGTTGGAAGAGGGGTTCGTGCGGTTCGACTTCCCGCCAGGCCAGAGATGCTTCAACTGGCAGAGCCATTACGTGCAGGTCAGGCCTGAGGCGTACAGCGTGGTTTCGGGTGACGCCCGTAGTCAGCACCGGGAAGTGCTGCGCAGACATACCCGCCCCGTGGACTGGGTTGAAGATCTAGGCTTGCATCAGGACCAGATAAAAACTCTCCTTGAAAGGGGCTGACCGTGGCTAAAGAAAACGGTCTCGGCTGGACCACGCTGAGTGTGGACGACTCCGGTGGGTCGGTGTGCGCGATCAAGAACGACGTGACCGATCTTCAGATCGGCACACCGCGTACCGCGCAGGTGGTAACCGGGGTTGACAAGTATGCGATCGAACGGCTACTGGGCCTGGCCGACTTTTCGATCACTCTGACCGTGGTGTTCAATGACGCGGCCAGCATGTCTCACGCGGTATTCAAAACCGTTCCGTCAACTTCGGTTGCTCGGACCACCACCCTGGCCGTGTCGGGCAACACCCTGGCAAACGAGGTGCTGTACACCGATTACCCCCTGAGCCGTGGTGCGTCCGGTGAACTGACCGCCAAGGTCCCCGGGGTCCTGGCCGATGGCACGGTGCCGACATGGTCGTAGGCGTTTTCGTATACGCTCCGCCACTGCGGGAAGTGGACTTCAGCGAGATACCTTCCGTGGCTCCCCTAGCCGCTCAGGGTTTTCGAGCGTGGGTGCGGACGCAATCAGTCGAAGACGCGCTGGCCGGGTTGGACATGGTGAGCCACGGGAACCTGGGAAAGAAAGAGTCTCTGGAATCCCTGGTCAGCCTGATCGCCAACGCCTACGGAAAGTGGAACCTCAGCTTTCCAGATCTTGATGGCCAGGTGGCTCCACTGGACACAGCCACACTGAAGCGTCTGGACAAGACGTTCCTAATGGGGATGATCCGTGGCTGGATCCGCTCGAATGTGGAGGTACCCGTCCCTTTGGCCGAAGGCTCGACAGGTACCGGTCTTGTCCAGGAGGGGTTGATCCCAATGGAAATATCAACTCCGAGCCAGCCGAGCTGACAAACGCCAGGCTAATCCTGAAGCTGTGCAGGGAGTTCCATTGTCTGCCCAGTCAGTTGCTGGCCGAGCCTGAGGGGTTTCTACGTTTGTTGTTCATAGAGCAACGGGGGAAGGCTGATGAGTAACGACGTAGAGATCATCATCACCGGAGACGACCGATCGGCAGCGGCGTTCATCTCGGCTACCTCACACGTTCGGGAGTACCGGCGGGAAGCTGAGAACGCGGGCTCTGCCGCTGCAGCGGCGATCGACGATATCTCTGATTCCGCTGACCTGGCGGTGGTGTTCCTGCAGCAGCTGCAGCAGGAGTTCATCTCACTGTTGCAAGCGGCGGAAGCTGCAGCCGGTGGTGGTCCGGCCGCGGCTTTGGAGGATACGGCCGAAGCCGCGGTAGAAGCCGAGCAAGCCGCGGAGGAAGCGGCAACCGAAGTTGTCGAAGCGCTGGAAGATATCGCTGATGCCTCAGCTGTCGCGACCGCGGCTACCGAACAGCTGGGTGAATCGGTCGAAGATGTGAACGCCCCGGCGGAGTTGGCCGCTACTGCTGCGGCGCTGGATGAAGTCGGGGACCAGGCACACCAAGCGGCTGAAGCTGTGGAGGACATTGGTCAGGAAGCGGTGTGGTCGCGGGTACGCGGATTTGTCAGTCGGCTGATCCCGGACATGAATGATGTTCGGACCAGTGCTCGGAGTATCGGCACCACACTTACTGAGGGTGTATTCAATCTTACTGATCGTCTACCTCTGGGTATCGCTGGAGCGATCCGTGCCACGGGCCCAGCTGGCGCGGCCGTAGCGGCCACGGTGGGCGTGACCATCGGTGGGGTGCTGGTCTCGGCGATCGCAGGTGTGCTCGCCGGCGGTGCGGGTGCGGCCGGTATCGGTGTGGGTATTGCCGCGGCCATGAAAGATGCCAAGGTCCAGGAAGCGGCGTCTGACCTGAAAGACACGATGTCCCGTGAGTTCGCGGACATCGGCCAGGTGTTCGCTGGTCCGGTCAGTCGTGCGATGAAGACGCTTCAGACCGCGTTCAGCGGAGCCGACTTTTCCAACATGCTGTCGTCCCTGACCGGTGCGATAGAGCCACTGGCCAACGGCATAGTCGGCATGCTGGAAGCGATGATCCCCGGCATGACCCACCTGTTCCAGGCTGGTGGGGAACTGTTGGCCGGGATGTCCGACGACTTTGTGAATCTCGGCGAGACGATCGGCGATTTCGTGGATCGCATCGCCGCGGTCGGACCAGCTGGGCAGAGCTCCCTGGAAATGCTGCTGGTGGCGGTCGGATGGATCGTTGACATTCTGGGCCTGGCGATCGAGGGCCTAGGCGAAATGTGGCAGGGTGTCGTCAAGCTCGCTGACGCGGTGGGCCTGATCGACGCCGACAGCGTGGCGGGATCCTTTGAGCGGCTACTGCTGCCCGTGGACTCCAACGCTCTGGCTTTCCATACCCTGGCCGAGAACACCAAACAAGCAGCTGAGGCGCAGGAAGCGGCACAGAAAGCTGCGGACGAACTGCACAGTTCACTTACTGGGTTGTTC